TCATTAAGTTTCCGGAAGATGATGATGGAAAATATAGTATATGGGAAAATACATGGTCATTCATGGATAAAAATCTTCCGTTGTTTGATGTTTCCAACGATATCGCGGCGGCGCTGGTAGATGTCGATTACTGAAACAACCATTATAAGCTCGTCGCGACAAACGATTACTAATAATGGTATTAGGCGCCTTTGTCTAAAGTATTGTGCTCCGAGCTCATTGCCACGTATGGGTGTGTATATACTGACAGCACTAGACAAGGAAATAAAATGAAATCTCTGAGACACCACATACATGACATGAGCCATAACAGATTGCATATGCGTAATGAGCGTAAGGAGGTTGCAAATATAAGAGCATTTACAATCCGCCAATTGCGTGGCAGTCATTTCGTGACCAGAGCATTTAATGTCCTCATAAGCGACTCCTTGGACGACTCCTTGGAAAAGGAATTAAATCATGACGACTAAGACTTTTTATATGCTTTGTGGACTGCCTGCTGTTGGCAAGTCCACATATATTTCCGACATGGTGGACAAGTACTTGATTCCATCCTTCCATGTGATCTCGACCGACGACCTGTTTGAGAACATTGCCGGGTTCTATGGAATGACCTATAATGAGGTCTGGGCTCTTGGTATTTACGATGAGGTAGAGAGAATTACCCATACCATCGCGAAAAAGGCGTTCCAAACCGGACATTCCGCCATTTTTTGGGATCAGACCAATCTAACACCCAGGTCAAGACAGAAAAAACTTGCAATGGTGCCAGAAGACTATTACAAGATTTGTGTTTGTCTGGGAGTGCCTGATGACTGGGAAGATCGTCTCGCATCGCGTCCTGGCAAAACTCTTCCTGACTCTGTGTTGAGAAACATGGAAAAGACGTTTGTTCTGCCAAATGTGGACGAGGGTTTTGATGAGGTTCGGTTTGTGAACTTCCCTAGGGTTGAGATATGATTTATCTATAAAACTTAACATATGTCCTCCAGATGAGGCATTTATGTGAATTTTTCTCTTGACATTGTGGTGCCACTGTGATATAAATATACCTACATCGTTGAAGTTATCGACGATTGGTCTGGACAGCGGGGCAGTACCGCTCGTCTCCACCATAACTAAACTGGGGCTGTTGTGTAGAGGAATTCATTCCTTCAAGAGATAATTTCAAAGAACAACGGGGTAAGTGCTTAATTGATTGCCTAGTTTAGTTATGATGGGGACGAAATTTAGGATCGACAGGCTAAGCAGAAGTAATGGAGATGTCCCGAGGCAAGTCTGGGTTAACGACAAGAACAACGTAAATGCTACGTATAAAGCATCTAATGACAACACTCCTTATGAGGCAATGAAAGTTGCTGCCTAAGAAGTAGTCATTCGGGGTATGGACTCCACCCTGTCAAATAACGGGTCCTTTTATCTTTTTTGGTATTCCTTTTGTTCCTAGAGATTTACATTTATTGGAACAATAGAGTTTATATTTGTGAGGGGTGCCACAGATAGTGCAGTTTTTCAATTTTGCTCTTTTTCCTTTATATATTTGAACACCTTTTTTGCCTTTATTCCAAGGCACATATCCTTTTTTTGGCATCGCTCAATTTTTGTCTTAATTCGGATGAAGGATTTAAACAACCACCAAAACCCCCTTCATGCAGATTATATCCATTTGGTGCTTTAGTATTGAGGGTTTGTATCCAGAAAATTTCTCTTTTGGAAATATTGTCACTATTACATTCTTCCAATAAGTCTATGGTAAAATTTTCTTTACCATATTTTCGTATTGAACGGTGTAAATATGTGTCGTATAGATTTCTGTTTGCTTCCGAAATATGCGATTTAAATCGTCTTTGAATCGATCTTTTTGTCTGACCGACATATAATTTTTGGGTTATGATATTTGTGATCTTATAAATAAACATGTGCTGATACCTCCACAAAGGTGTTAGAGTGGATGGATGTTTGCCCATCGCGATCCACATTTATTTATACAATAAGCGGCTTGACAGATGAACAAAAAGTTGCTATAGTTACAATATGGGTTCGGTCGGGGACCTAGAAACAGAATTACCGGTCTAGAGGTTTCTGGTGGTTTTCCTCAATCAAAGAAAAACCACCATTTTCTTTTATCGTCCAGGAGGCACCATACGAAAGAAATGGAAAACACAATTCGTAAGCACAAGCATGTAATAGTCCGCGCATATGTTTCCAGTCCACCTAAGTGTGAAGATAATCTTTCGGAATGGTGTAAAGACGTAATCTCTAAGGTAGGTATGAAGGTACTTGGAGGTCCATTGGTTGTGGCCTCTGATATGGTGGGCAATGCAGGTCTGACGGCTGTTGCTGTTCTGGACTTCTCTCACCTGGCCATTCATTCCTGGGATGAGATTTCTCCTGCCCTAATCGAATTCGACTTGTTTTCCTGCAAGGACTTCAATCTAACAATTGTCCTGGATAAACTGCGCGAATTCGGTCTGGTGTCTTATACCATCGTGGAAATTGACCGCGATGAGCTGGAGTACGCACAGAAGGCAGCATAATGAACAGTGAAGATTTTATTATGGCAATTGAAGGAATGGTATCCAGTAAGGGTGTATCTTACATGGATGCCATTCTTTTGTATTGTGAGGAGAATGAACTTGAGATTGAGTTAGCAGCAAAGTTAGTGACGGGCAGCCTTAAGGCCAAACTCAAATCAGAGGCCGAAGAACTACATTTTCTGCCCAAACCCGAAGTGACAAAACTACCATTTTGCTAGGTGATGTATTATGAACATTTATGGTGAATTTACTGATGAAGAAATTGGTGTAATCAAAACGTTTAAAGGTTTTCTGGAAAACCAGCTATTCATTAATGCTCCAAGCGGACTCTCATTAACAGCATTCAAGGCGGCCGTTTCAAGATTCGCAACTGAGTTTAAAGGTATGCCCGTTCCAGGCCAGCCTGTACTTGCTGGTGGTTTTCTGGCGCGTCTCCTTTATTGCTGCAACAAGAAGCGATCTGGTGATTTGATGACTGAGGAATATCAATATCTCACCGGTGGTGATATGGATATTTTTATCAATGGTTTGGCCCTCAATAGTGCAACACCGGATTCTGACCGAGTATTAATTCTAAATCGATTCTATTACATGTTTCAACGCACTTTTGAGTTCAAGTCAACTAGTCCCACTGACCCTTATAAGGTGAGAAACCCGAATATAATTGAAATAGGTATAAATAGTGAAGATATTCCATATTCAATGCCGGCCATGGGGGATTCTCAAGGTAGGTTTCGCACGACATTCCGTTTTCCAAAATATAAGGGTATTCAAGTAGTATTTACCAAATATGTCGACCGTGATGCCTGTATTGGACATTTTGATTATGAACATCTCAAAATATCATATTGTTTGCTGACCAATGCATTGAAGATTTCACCTCTGGCATTCAGGTGCGCGACTCGCAAACTACTGATGACCACTCAAAATCAGGTACCATCCGAATGGCGCCATAAAAAGTTCTTAGATATGGGTTTTACAGAAAATGATCTCCAGCCTAAGTTGCTATAAAAAATACATAGCTCTAATGAGGCATTTCAAAAGCCAGAGCTATGATTATTTTAAATACCATGGTAAGATCAAGGCGTCGTCCGAGTCATTTGAGAGACGCAAAGACAAATACAAGTATGCCAAATTGGCAAAGATGGTCGACGAGGAAAACCTGGAAGACTTCATCATTGCCAATATTCTTGCTGGTAAAACATGGATTGGCGACTTTCTGAACGATGAGGCTGTTTCAAACTATAGGCAATACAAAAAGCGCAAAGAGTCAATTGTCTATACCTTTGAGAATGAACTGTCCAAGTTATTCTCTTCAGGCAATCCAAAGGACCTTTTCACGGTGCCTAAAGATAGTTATCCCAAATTGCTATGGGCAATACCCGATGAGGTCTCAATATTGACAGCAACCATATTGAGTGATTTAATACCTTTTGTTTCTGAGTGGGATAAAAAGATTGATCCCAAGAATGATATTGTTTGGTCTCCTGTTCGAACAGATATCATAAAACTCAAACCATTTTTACGCTTTGATAGGCGCAAAATAAAGGAGGTCCTATGCCGCATGATAGAGCAGAACGGAGAAGGAGAGGCCGTCTCCAATATCAAAGAGCACTCAAAATAGCCAAGGACAAATGGCCTGCAATGGATGAGAAATGGTTGGAGGAATGGGCCAGAAAACATGCCGATAATCTGCAATCCTGCTCATGTCACATGTGCTGCAATCCTAGGCGCCTAGGACAGAAAACCAAGCAGGAACTAATAGCAGAGTTGAGAGAAAATGAATCATATTAGTAGCGAAATTTATAGAATCAAAAGCATTACCTTACATGAAGTTATCGGCATTTGTACAAGGGATATGATTGCGGATGCCAAGTTGAATGTGCCTCTTTTATATATTTATGATGCTGTTACTTTAATTATGAGGAATCTAAAGGATGAGTAATATAACTCACAAAATACAAAATCACAATCTCAATATATGTCATATTGCAGTAAGACGGAACATGTTGTATGGCGTGTGGACAGAATCGGTATCAAGTATGGCCACGGTATCCACATCCAGAAAAAACAGCATTGTAATAGAAATTCATCGCATACTAAATAACTATTGACACGGGGAGATTCCTGTGTTAATATAACCAAGTACATTATGATTTGGTGGACAAGCAAAATACAACCAATACGGAGAATACATATGTCATTCGCAACATTAAAAAAGCAATCAAGCTCAAATATTGAACGCCTGCGCCAAGCAATGGCCAAAGCTACGGAAGAAAAGGGATCCGATGGTGATCCACGTTTTTGGTATCCGGATGTCGATAAGGCCGGTAATGGTCAGGCTATCATCAGATTCCTTCCATGTCCTCCAATGGATGATAATGGTGAGGGTCTGCCCTGGGCTAAAATCTTCAAGCATCGGTTCAAAGGACCTAGCGGTAAGTGGTATTCTGAAAACTCATTGACAACCCTTGGACAAAAGGATCCTGTCAGTGAATACAATACCATGCTATGGAATACCGGCGGTGAGGATTCTTCAGAGAGAAAGCAGGCACGCGAGCAAAAGCGTCAGCTGACATATATTTCCAATATCTATGTCATCTCTGATCCGAAGAACCCGGAGAATGAAGGTAAGGTATTTCTTTTCAGATATGGTAAGAAAATCTATGATAAAATTCATCTCCTTATGCACCCTGAGTTTGAAGATGATACTCCAGTCAATCCTTTTGACTTGTGGCAAGGTGCGAACCTTCGCCTAAAGATCAGAAATTTGGATGGTTATAGAAACTATGACCAGTCGGTATTCGAGCAACCGAAGCCACTTAAGAGCAATGATAAGGAATTGGAAGCGATTTACAACAGTGAATATTCCCTTAAGGAGTTTACTGATGCTAAGAACTTCAAGACTTATGATGAACTCAAGACAAAGCTTAATGATGTTCTGGAGTTGGATGCGCCTACTAGGCCTTCAGCACTAAGCACCGCCAAGAAGGCTGCGGCAGTTAAAGCACAAACGAAGGCGGAAGATGAAGACGAATCACCTTTCGTTGAGGATGATGATGACCTAGCAGACTTTAGGGCTATGGCAAGAGGATGAGAGTCCTAATTTGTGGGGGACGAGACTTCGCTGATTTTGAGTCCCTTTACAATAAACTTGAAACATTTCACACCTCGGAGGGTAAAATCTCCGAGGTGTGTCATGGTGGTGCTGCCGGTGCCGATACGGCCGCTGGCCTCTGGGCCAAAGACGAGAACATTCCAATAAAGGTATACAAGGCCAATTGGAAGAAACACGGCAAGGCCGCAGGACCAATACGTAATCAGCAAATGTTAGATGAATTCAAACCAGATGCCGTCATAGCATTTGCTGGCGGTAAAGGCACGGCAGATATGATACGCCGAGCAGAACTAAATGGTGTGAAGGTCTATAGAATGTTTTAGGCCTGCCTAAGATTGTAATTGTTAACTGAAAAATGATTATCGTCCTCTTTCAGTTTAGTTGCTTGCATGTATGCTCTATAAGCACTGGCTGATGGAAACATATCATTTGATGTTTGAATCATACCTGTAGTAAGAGACCCAGTGGGTTTAACTTCTTGGTTTGTGCTACCTCCTCCTGATGCGCCAGCACCAGTTTCAGGTGTTTCTTCTCTAGGAGATGCATCACCTTTTGGTTGTCCCTCTTGTCCATATCTAGGAACAGCATTCGATGCTGGAGACCTTGGAACGGCAGAAACACTTGGGGACGCAGAAGGTGGTGATCCGGCAGACGGCGCGTTTTGTGTGGGTGATGCTGCCGGCGCTCTTGTTTCGTTCGCGCCCTGGCTAGAATTAGGTGTGGGTGTTGTTATTGTTCCCGGTGCTACTGGTGTTGGACTGTCGGAAACAGATGATGGAGCAGTAGTAGGACCGGCGGCCGCCGATTGAGGCGATTCTTTCTTGGCCTTGGCGGCTGCCACAGCCGCTTCTTTTCCTTTTCTCCATTCCGCCAATGGATCAACACCTTTTTCGGCGTTTCTTTGCCTGGCTTGAAGTCCGGCGAGCGCAGCTTCTCTAACTTCTTTGGAACTGCTCCATGGTATAGTTGCTTTTCCGCCCTTTTGTGGTGGTCCGCCTATGTGAATTCTGGAACCACCCATATACGATGTATATGGAGAAAATCCACCAACACCAGCACCAGGAACAACTTCATAAATATGCTTGGTCACGTTGGCAATTATTTCTCTATCTTCTTTCCCCATTACTATTAATAACGTATACATCACCATCAGCTGCATTGCCATGATCATGTCTGGGTGATCCGACTCTTGGCCCTTTGCCGCGTTCATCTTGTCCACCAGATACTACATGAAATTCTAGCTTACCGCCAGCTATACCTTCTGATTTTTCTAGAGCATAATTTATTGCTTCTTTTAAGTCCTTGTCAATAGGCTTTTTTCTAACTTCAGCCTCTTTCTCTTGCTTTTCAATAACTCTGTCGGATGGATCAGGCATTTTAACTCCGGGGGTAAGAGTGCCCGCATCAATTTCTCTTGCAACTTTATCTTGATTTTTTGCCCAAATTTCATTGAATTTATCTGGGCCACCCAATTGACCTAGACCAGCAATAAATCTTTCTTGCTCTGCTCTAGACAATTCATTCCATTTATCCAAAAACGAAGGATGTATTCCTTCTGGCATAGCTAACCTCTCACCAGAAGGAAGGGTTGGTGTTGGAGAAGCATCAACTTCTATGCCATCACCAGGTTTTTTAGCAGCTGCCTCCGCTTCACGTTTTTCGCGTTCTATGTCATCTCTTGCCCATTGATTCCATGGCAAGTCTCGATCTCGTCCTCTTCCCGGAGTCCATCCTTCTTTAGACAAAGGTCCCCAATATCGCCCCGCACCATCTTGTATCCCCTTCTTTCTTTTTAGTAGCCAATATTCATGTATACGAATGGCCACTTGAGCATTCAAGTTTGGGTCTCTCAATTGCTCATAAGTAAAAGGTTTATCTTGTATGCCATAAGTTATAGCATCTTGCGGTGATAACTGAAACAATCCTCGTGAACCATGGCCACCAAATTGTCCTCTATCACCGTGAGTATTAACATTAAGACCAGATTCATGTTTAGCCAGTCCGGCAAAATAATTTGCCCACTCTTCAGCTGTACCTTTCTTAATACCGTATTTTTCACCATCAGGCGGCACAAAACCAACCAAACCCGATCCCTTGATTCTATTACGCATCGCCTCACGAAATTCAGTAGGATCGATACCACCATTTTTTCCAGGATTTACTGTTGTGTTGCCAACTTTACCTGGAGGCCTTTTTACTTCTCTCATAAAATCTTCATATTTATCTGAAGTGTTTACTGGCGGAATACCTGGAGCTGGTCTAGGTATTTGGGCGCCAGACCCACCAGTTATAGGCCCCGCACGGCCAGGACCACCACCAGACACAATTGATGATGTTGAGGCCATAGTATTCATTTTACCGCCGGTAGGAAACATTTTAGCTAATTGTTCTGGAGTCAGTGCCTCAAGCAAAGAACCACCAACAACTTGTGAATCGGATGGAGAAGCACTCTGATTTGTTCTAGTAGCCGCTTTTCTAAGACCAGAAAAGTCTATTGTTAGATTAGACATTTATTTCCTTCGGTTGATAGCATTTCTATCACGTTTCTCTTCCTCTAGTTGCTTGATATATGCACTCAACAAATCCAAATAAATCATCCTCTCCCATGGCATCATATTTTCTATATCACTCAGACTGTACTTATGGTGCTGCATAAGAGCAAAATTGGTTTTATAAAAGTTCATCAAGGAATCATAACCAAGCATTAGACGAAAAAACGCGAAAAATCCTTATACTGTACTATGTGTTCGGTCTTACATTTAGGACATTTAGTTTTACTCTCAATCAGAAATGAGGGAAAATTATCAACAAACTCTTCCAACTTTTTAAATTGTCCTTGTGTCAGTTCTTCTATTAGCTCTATGGTCTCTTCCCTACTCATATCAACATCAACCTTATATACCGTATCTTTTTGTGTTACATATTCGGTCGATCCATAGATAATCTCGATTTTTTTATTTATTACGTGTTCATTCTCGTTGATGATTTTCATTGTAGAATACGTTGGGTACTTCATTGTGAACACCATATTACCCAAATCGATATTTTTCTTTATGGATGCATTCTTATCAATTTTGCAATTTTGAATGTCTATACTGGATGGATACTTGGTGTCACACTTATTACAAGTATATTCTACTGAAATTTTCTCCCCAACCGATTTTGATCTAAGTGTTATAAACAAATAATCAATATCAAAGAACGGTAATTTGTCAATATCAATTGCTGACTTCTCTTGTATACAATTGTTAACGACCTGTAATGTCGTGGCAATTATATCCTTTACGTCTCCCGATTCAACAGCCATGAGAAGTAACTTCTCCTCTTTGACGGTGAACGGTCTTAGTGCTATTTTCTTTCCATTTGAAGGTAATTTTACCTCAAAGGTCGGCAAATCATTATTAGGTCGCATTATGACTCCTATTGATCAAGATATAATTCGTCTATTTGGTTTGGTGTTAATCTGGTTATTGGATCGGACCTTGGTACTTTATCGATTCCTTTTCTGTACCAATGAGTGTAGGTAAAGTTCACGATTAGTCTTAGCATATTATCATCGGCCCATGACATTGCCTGAGGATTTACTAGGATTGGGTATGCGTTCAAAATAGTGAAGTTATATTTGGCCTCAGGCCCTGTTGCCTCTTCATCATCCTCATTATATTCAGCAAACGTAAATATGTCAACAACAGCCCTATAATCATCGCGATAATTAAAATCGAATGAGTTGGTTGGATTTATAATCTCCATCCAAGAATCAAACATTTCTCTTTCAATTGAGTCGGACCGACATATAAAAGTCATGACCAGGTCGTCATAGTTGCTCTGAAACGGTAATTTATGACTTGGGCCATAGTACCTAACGTCCATATTAACAAATGATCTACCCGGCAAGTCTATTGCCTCATTTAGGTAAACAAGGTCCCTGAAAGTATTACCAAATTTTTTTATTAGATTGCCGCTTGGTGTAATTCGGCTTGCAAATCTGCATGACCTGATCATACCACCATAATCATCTGAGACTGACATAAAATCAGACATTGTCAGGTTTTTTGGATAATTTTCTATTGCAACTGATGCCATTATCGTTTTCCTACAAATAGTTCTACTGGAAGGTCAATTGCATTTTTCCATTCTGATGGAATGACCTCAACAAATGGGCTTCGGACGTGTGAAAAAAGGTATCTCTTAATGCATGGTCGTCCCAGTGCCGCCAACTTTGATACATTTTTGATAAGATCATATGACAAGGCCAGAGTTGTTCTAGGGTTAATGCCCTTTCCATTGCTATACTCCATTAGTTTACCTAAGAGTTCATCGCGTTCATCCGTTGTTAAATAGTGTAGATTTAGGCCCAGAAACCCATCTGAGTACTGCTCAATTGGAAATACTAGTGGAAACCTGTCATATATTGGTAATTTATCCTTAAGTTTGGGATCATAGTAGAAGAAATACATCTTGCCAATATACGTGCTTTTTCTCAATGCATCAACGCGGTTGAGCATAGCCCTACGATAGAAAGCACCGGAAAACACTCTACTAGCATCTTTGATTTTACCTGTGAACCAGTCAATTGACTGTTTCTTGTTACCTGAAGCAAAATACCTTTTACGAGCCATATGGATCCTCCACCATAGTATTTATGCTTTTATTTTTAGTTCATTCTCTGTAATGAAGACAAACGACCATCCACGATCAGCACAGTACTCTTTGGCGCTTTTCCACTTGGCAGAGTTAACGCCCCATGTAGCAACCTCAGATATGTATTGCTTTGTTTTCCTTTTTCTGACCTTAGGTTCTATGGTTTGCTTCATTGGCTTCACCTCAATGAGCATGGTTTTGATCTCACCACTTTTAGTCCGAACCTTCGCCAAAAAGTCGGGGAAATAGCGATGGTGACGGCCGTCCAGGGGCGATATATAAGGAATTACGATTTCCTCGCTTGACCACTCGATTATGGAGGGGTTATCATCAAAATACCTCATAACCCTCAATTCCCAACTTGAGCGGAAAACGATGTTATTGGGGTCGCCCTTATATTTCTCTGGATTCTTTGGTGTGAATTTTCCAGTAAGTGTTTTCTTATTTTGCATATAAATACATATTAGTAGCTACCTTGAGGTATATATGCCGGCAATACCACAAACTCTGATACAAAGCAAATATGATTTTAGATCACGCGTTTTCCCCCTTGATTTGGGTCAGGAAGACATGAATCATTATATGGTAATAAACATAAACGTGCCTTCGGACATATTTGACAGAAACACCCCAACAACTAGCATAGGTGACATTACCCGTTCTATAGGTGAAAGGTCTAAAATAGACAGGCTTAGGTTTCCTGATGGTGTTCCTGGATTTCCGGGATGGTTGGGGGGAAATAATAACAATAGGGCAATTGCAACCCTACCAAGACGAACAGTGAGAATTGCTGAAAGTATTGCACTACACATGCCGTCCCCATTGGTATTTAATACTCAAAATATGTATGAAGAAATATCTCTTACGGCCCTTGCCGGTAAAATTGGAGCTGCGGCCGTTAATACGGCACTCACTGCCATACGTGGCGGCGGGGCCACCCCGGAACAAGGATTGGCATCAGGTAGGGCCGCCGGCCGACTAACAGAAAGCTTAACCAATTTTGCTAGTGGCGCGGCCAAAATTATGCAAAGACCAATAAATCCTGCGGTTGAGATACTGTTCGCCACAACCGCTTTGAGACAATTTACATTTGAGGTTCTAATGGCAGCCAGAAATCAAAAAGAATCTGAGGCCATTAAGGAGATTATATATGCGCTTAGATATCACTCTGCCCCTGAGGTATCAGGCCCAATTTCAATAGGTCCCATTTCGGGCGGTTCAGGCCTATTTTGGATACCGCCGGCCGAATTTGATATTTCTTTTTGGAATAAAGGTAAAGAGAACTATCATATTCTGGGTATAAACACATGTGTGATGGAACGATTGGAGGTCGATTATTCACCATCAGGAATTTATTCAACATTCTCCAATGGTCATCCTGTTGCTGTAAGACTTAGTATGGGATTTAGAGAATTGGAGCCTATCCACAAAGCAAGAATCAGGCAGGGAATGTAATGGCTAGATACTTTCAATATTTTCCAACAATAACATATGATATTCAAGGAAAGAGATTTTCTGAATACAACATGGTCACAAATATATTCTTTCGTTTGAAGATAATCAGAGAAGTGTTAGAAAATACATCTTCATACTATGAATATCTGCTCCGTGAATCAGATACTCCAGAAATATTAGCTGATAATGTATACGGTGATCCTGAAGCACATTGGATCATATTGCTCGCCAATAATATTATTGATCCTAATTATGACTGGCCAATGGACTCAAGAACGTTTCAAAAGTACATAATCGATAAGTATGGTTCGGTCGCTAATGCAAAATCCACGTATCATCACTATGAAAAAGTGGTACAAAGGGAAGAATCGCTAACCGGAACAATAACCGAGACCAGGTTTCGCATCAATCAAGCAAATCTGACAAGCAATCTAGCAAATACTCTAGAATCAGTTCCATATGATCATTATGGTAATCTGGCAGAAGATCAATCGGTTGTCACAATAAATATGGGAAATGGTAAGACCGTCATTGAGACAACCAGTCGCGACCGAATAACAAACTATGACTATGAAGTGGCAGAAAACGAAAAACGACGGTCCATCAAATTAATAAAACAGGAATTTTACCCACAAATAATGTCTGAATTTAGAAATTTGGTCGGAGCGAATAAACAAAGTTACATAAGGCGATTGAAATAATATGTCGGATATTGTACCAGAAACAGACCTATATGCAAATATGCTATTGGGTGCGACCAATGTAAGTGATGCCCTTTTAGAACAAACAACACCAGAAGAATTGGTATTAGGTGAAAGTTTGCTCACACCAGGACTGAACACAGTACTAAGAGTTCATAGCTATCCTCATATATTGCCTATTAAAAATTTGGACGAGTTCAAAAGGTCGGAATTGTTGATTGATGTAGAAAAACCTATTCTTAGGCGTTTTGGTGTTAAAGATTTTATGACCGTCAAACAAAAAATCTATAGAATAGATAGAAGGCATCCGATTGCGCAAAATGTTGAGGAATACTATATTCATGCCTGCGATCAAACACTATTGAATGATGCAATGTCGAGAGTTAGTAGGTCTTGGGAATGCGCGAGACCATCGGACGTTGTTAGGGATGTACTAACTCAATGTGCAGGTGTTGCTCCTGGAAAATTGGAAATAGAAGGAACAACAAATAAACGCCCATATATTGCCGAAAACATTCATCCATTTCAAGTTGTCACTCAACAGGCCACGGTTGCATTAGCAGGACCTAATGATCCGTCTTATGTGCACTTTATGACGTATAACAATGAAGGAACACATCACTTTAAGTCGCTTTATTCAATGACAAAACAATCACCAAAGTTTGAATTTACTTTTCATGAGACTGCGGCATCTTATGGTGGTGGTTATGCAGACCCGACCATAATTATGACATATGAATTTCCATGTGATTTTGATTTATTGTCAGATATTCTTAATGGTATAGGACCAAATGGAGAGATGATGACATCTACGGCAACATTCAATATTGCAAATAAAAATTTCAGTCTATTTGGCCAAAATTCGGTTGGCTGTGGCATAGGACAAGGTGTTGTTAGAACAATGCCCACAAACGAAGGATCAGAAAAAGAGCAAAAAACATGTCCGGATCAATCAAAACACTATGCGCATTTGAGACAGGCAAGAATGGCACTATTAGATCAAGATAAAATTGCTCTAAGAATGACTGTACCGTGGAATCCACTATTGCATGTTGGTGATGTTATTAAAATCAATCTCACAAATAAGGCCTCGGGCGGAAGAGAGTTAATATATGGTTCAGGTGATTACTTGATTCTTCATCTAAAACATCACATAAAAAGACGAGGATTTGCAACTTTGAGTCTTGATTGTGTTTCTACTACTACAGGAGGTGGTATAGTATAATGACTAGACCAAATCAATTATTTGAATCTTCTGGTCAATCTGTTCAAGTTGTAACAGGTGGCCATAAAGGAAATCCGGCACCAGGTAAAAATAGTGGTGTGCAATGCATTGATCCAACTAGACATGGTCCTGGTGTCAATGAAGACAGTCTACCGTTTAATCTGGCACTATTGCCTCCAACCCAAGCACAGCTAGAAACTTTCAGTCCTCCGGTTGAACCGGGTACATTGGTTGTTTGCCAGTTTACTCACGGAGAGTCCGGTGGCCGAGTAATTTCTGCCATAATAGGCGGCCAAGAGACCAAAATGGGTGGGTCGGCCGGCAATAATCCATTATATGATAAAATGAGAAGGGCAATCGCCCAAAAGACCGGTAAAAGAAGAAAACCAAACATAAGAGAGGTAGAAGAAAACGGAGCAAGGGTTCTTGAGGCTGTTGAAAAATCTGGCGAATGGATGCATCAGTTGACTAGAGGTATTGCAGCTCATGCTGCGTATCCTCAGATAGCTGGCACGATATTGCCTCAAATTAAGGGTATTGCAACAGCTGTACAGACATTCTCAAATATACCAACAGCAGCCATGCTTGCCAATCTGCCTGGTGCGGCCCTGTCAATAAACAATATACTTAGGAATCTATCAAGCAGACAGAGGCGAACCATTTTTAAGAACACTCCGGTTGAGGTTCTTGAGGCTGCGGAGTCTTTGTTCGATCTAATGACCGAGGTGAGTGATTCTGGGTTTATTACTGATCAAAGAGGAAACAAAGAGATATTTGAGGAAAACATCCTTAACCTGTTGGCTCAGAGCAGAACGATATCAGACGTACTAGACACATTGACAGAAGCAATATCCAACACAGAATTACGAGGACTAGATACTCTACCAAGTATATCAGTTTCTATACAGACCCCATTTGGAGAAATCTCCGCAGAAATGAACCTAAATGGCGAGATTGAAATTGCCGCGGCTGGTCTGGACCTGATAAAGAATGCCATAAATAGTATATCATCCTTATTAGGATCGGCCGTAGCAGGTGCACCAGGTAAGTTCCTGTTTGGTGAAGCAGCATCACTGGTCAACGATGCCATAACGCGTCTTCCTAAGAACAAGCGAACAGCAATGATTCAGCGTGTGCCAAGAGAGACAAAAACCGAAAAACAAGACGAGATACACACACAGACAACCACAGCAGGCAGACCATTGGGAATTTGGGTATAATGAGTAATAGAAAAGAAACACCACCGACTTGGGATACATATGAAGACGCCAGAAAAAAGAAGGGTGCGGGCGAATATCCAAATTGTGAGGTGAGACAGACCAGAAGTGGACATGTGATCATTATTGATGATTCGTCTGGTGCTGAGCATATAACAATTCAGCACAGAAAAGGCACAATGTTTCAAATGGGTTCTGAAGGATCTTTATTAATAAGAACTTCTAAAGGAAGACAAGATATAACTCAGGGTGAACATAGATCACTTGTAACTGGTGCTAAAGACGAGTCTGTTATGGGCGACAAATCCACTAAGGTGAATGGTTCATACAACAGTACCATAATAGGTGACGCGACACATGCTGTTGGAGGAAAATCGGTACTAACAGCAACAAGTAAGTCGGAAGTGGTGACTGAAGGTGTTGATACCGTTTCTGGGTGGGAGACAAAGAAGGTTAATAATAGCAGCACAACACAGGTCTTAGGAGCAGCAACCATGCTTTCCAAGTATGGTATGACAATAGGATCAACAAGCAGTTCAATGGCCATTGGTGCTAAAAAACAAGTTGGAATCAAATCTGGCCAGGAGATGGCCTTAGAGGCCGGCGGTAAGTTTTCACTGAAGTCTGGTGGTGCTGAGATTGCACTTGTTGATGGTAAAATATACATGAATTCATCCAGAGCCGATACTGCCTCTGATGTGGTTGTTATGGATGAAGTACCGGAGCCTGAGAAAGAGGAGGCCATAGTAGCCTAATGCCAATAGTCCAGAGAGTAAACAGAGAGCGCGACTATTCGGACCTAGATTTAGATTTTATCGCGCATCCAACCACAGGAGATGTGGTAAGGAAGAAGGGTGAAGATGCTGTAAAAAGATCAATACGCAACCTGGTTCTTACCAATTTCTATGATAGGAAGTTTAGGCATGGTATTGGGTCAAACGCAACCAAAGTTTTGTTTGACAATATTACACCAATGACGGCAATGTATTTGCAAAATGCCATAATCGAAGTCATTACAAACTATGAACCAAGGGCAAGAATTGCAAGTAGAGACTCTGTTGTTGTAAGGCCTGATATTGATGGTAACGGTTATACTGCAACCATAGAATTTTACCTGATAAATAGAATGGAACCTGTAGTTTTTGATTTATTTCTAGAACGCATTCGATAACGGAAAGCATAAATGGCAGAAGAAAAAGCAGCACTCCGAGTTACTGAATTGGACTTCCTTGAGATAAAGGAAAACCTAAAGACTTTTCTGAGGAGTCAAGAACAGTTCGCAGACTTTGATTTTGATGGCGCCGGCATGAACGTGCTGCTGGATATTCTGGCCTATAATACACACTACATGGCCTTTTATCAGAATATGGTCGCCAATGAGATGTTTATTGATTCTGCCCAATTGCGTCCCAGTGTTATATCTCATGCCAAATTGATGAACTATGTGCCAAGCGGACAAAAAGGCTCAACAGCAATAATCAATATTCAGGCCACCCCATCACTCACAGAAGATAATGACCGAACAACAATAACACTTGATAAGTACACAAGACTTATGGGATCAGATATTGATGGTGTCAATTATCCATTTGTCACAATTCGTTCAAATACAGTCTCAAAGACAAATGGTTCCTTCTCATTTAGCAATGTTCATATAAAACAGGGCGAGGTGGTTACCCTTCAGTATGAGATGACCTCAGGTAATGAGGCCAGAAGATTTGAGATTCCTTCGGCCAATGTGGACTCTGATACGATTGTGGTCTATGTGCAAGAATCCGCAACCAATACCGATGTCAAATTGTACAGCGTTCATGAAGACATAACAGAACTAACCGCAAACACCCTGGCCTATTTCCTTGAGGAAAACGAGAACGGATTCTATTCATTCTACTTTGGTGATGATGTCATTGGTAAGAAACCAAAGAATGGAAGCATAATCATATGTACATACCTTGATAACGTAGGGATTCTATCAAACAGCATAAACAATTTTGTTTTTGTTGAGTCCGTTGGTGGTGAGTACTCAGATAACGTATCGATTTCTGTCGTTTCTTCATCGCGAGGAGCATCATCAAAAGAGTCAATCGAGAACATAAGATTTAGGGCGCCATACGCGTACACCGCACAAAACCGAGCAGTAACATCTATTGATTATGAGAGTTTGTTGCTCAAGGACTATAATTACATTGAGGCCATATCCGTATGGGGCGGAGAGGACAACGATCCCCCTGTATATGGTAAGGTCTACATGTCAATTAAGACCTCAGGCAACTATGCTCTTACCAATCTAGAAAAGGAAACAATTAAGAATGAATTGATTGAAAACCGCAACGTTCTTTCCATAATTCCTGAGATTGTTGACCCAGACTATACATATATTCTACTCCGCGGCAGGGTGTATTATGATTCGAGACTAACCGCCCTTGATGCCGATGAATTGCTGGCCAATGTACGCGCGGCCATTGAAGACTATATTGATGATGAGTTGAACACATTTGAGTCGGTGTTCCGCAAGTCAAAACTCATGACCTATATTGAGAACTCAGAGAAATCTATCACCGGCACGGACATTGACGTTTACCTTCAGAAAAGAGTGGATATATCAGTAAACACATTACAGAACTACACACTGAATTACCTGACACCTATCGCCAAGGGCGACCTGGTTGATAAGATTTACACCAGACCTCAGGTTACAGTATATGACAATGAGAATATTAGTAGAGACGTTTACTTTGAAGAAATACCTGAGTCATCAACAGGCATAAGCACAATTGACATTGTGAACCCTGGTATAAACTACACCACAGCACCAACCGTTACCATTACTGGTGATGGTATAGGCGCCACAGCAACGGCCGTGATTGTCAACGGTCGTATTGATCGAATTGATATCGACACACCAGGATCCAACTATACCAGAGCAACCGTCTCAATAACTGGTGGTGGAGGATCAGAAGGCACAGCAGTTGCTAAATTGGAAAACAATGAAGGTACCTTGAGATCATATTACTTCAAAACGAATGGTGAAAAGGTCATTGTGAATAATAACGCAGGCACAATTGACTATAGTGCAGGTAAGATCACAATTCGTGAGCTTTATGCGCTTGATGTTATTGAAAATGATTTTTATGATGATGATGTACTTACGGTCAATGTCCCTACACATGAGGACAATATATTCCCCAAGAGGAATAGAATATTGACTCTTGACGTAAATGATGCTCTTGGTATTCAGCTAGAGATGATAGCAGAGAAATAATGACTACAAACAATAAGATTTCAAATGTAATTGAATCTCAGGTACCGTTTTTTGTCAGAAATGACCATCCTAACTTCATATCTTTCCTTGAGGCATATTATGAATTCCTTGAGCAGACAGGTAATGTTGTGTCTGTATCACGCCAGACTCTATCATATCAGGATATAGACAGAACTACCGACGAGTTTTCCACAAAGATATACAACATATTCGCCAAATTGCTGCCAGAGAATGTTCTGGTCGACAAGGCGATGCTTATTAAGCACATCAAAGATTTCTATAGAGCAAAAGGAACCGAAAAGGCAGTCAGGTTTCTATTACGAATACTATTTGATAAGGAAGCAGATTTTTACTATCCTAAGACTGACATACTCAAAGCATCAGATGGTAAATGGTTCATAGAAAAATCAATCAAGATCACTGATGTTCAAGTTAACGGTGTATCAAATACAGATATCAATGCTCTAGAGAATTTCAAGAACAAACGCATTACCGGCAATACATCAAATGCTTCCGCAATAATCGAAAACTATGACGTATACTATGAGGGCACAACCCTAATCAAAGAACTAAAAATATCTGGCACTGTTGGTGATTTTGAAGACTCCGAGACAATTTTTGCCCTATTTGAAGAAAACGGAACAACCAAAAGCATCACCGGAAACGTGTTTGGTAGTTCGATCAGTAGCATTACAATCAATGATGGTGGTTCTGGTTATTCGGCAGGTACTTATATACCAGTGGAAAGCATTACAGGAACCGGAGCATCTCTGCTCATTTCTGGTGTTTCTACAGGCAATCTGTCATCTATTGGTGTTGTCAATGGTGGTGCTGGTTTTCGGCTAAACAATTATGTTCTCGTATCAAGCGACACAGGATCAGGTGCAAATGCTATTGTTTCGAGCGTGAACACCGATGAAACCTATCATCCAAACACCTACAATATTACCATTTCTCTGATATCATATGAGGCTAATACACCAATTGGCAACAACATATTCTCTAATTTGAATAATACTGTTATTGATCCGGCCAATAATTGGATAACAAATAGCCTAATTTCCTTTGTGTTCGCCAATTGCGGGCCTGTGGAAGCACTAA